CTGGGACGAAGTCGTCAACCACCCGCTGCCGGACATGCGGCACGAGTGGCAGGACAATCCGCGTGACGACATCGGCTTCGGTATCCCCAAGGAAAGCACCCTGAGCGTGGCCAGCATCCGTGTTGCCGCGAACAAGGCTGTGCGCCTTGCGGTTTTGCTTCTTGGCGAGAAGGTTGGCGACGAGGCCATTGAAGACCAAGCGCGTGACTTTATGGGCATGACTCAGGAGTCGCTCGACAGGTCGCTGGCACGTTTCGCGGACACGCAGACGCTCTATGAGGCCGAGGACAAGGGCAAGGAGGAGGAGGAGAAGGCTGCCGAATCCATTCAGGAGAAGAAGGAAGAGGAAGCCAAGAAATCCTCCGAGGAAGAGCCCGAAGTCAAGAAGGCTCAGGACGAGGACGAAGAGGAAGAGAAGGACGAAGAGTCCAAGGAAGCCTCCGAGGAGAAGGCCGAAGAGAAGGAAGCTTCGACGGACGAGCCCAAGAAGGCTCAGGACGACGACGATGACGACGATGACGACGACGACAAGGACGAAGAGTCCAAGGAAGCGTCCGAAGAGTCGAAGGAAGTGAAGGCCGAGGAAGAGGACAAGAAGGAAGAGGACAAGAAGGAAGAGGACAAGAAGGAAGAGGACAAGAAGGAAGCCTCTGACGACGAGTCCAAGACCGAGGCCAAGGAAGAGACCGCATCCGAAGAGGCCAAGGGGCCGAATGAGCTGGATATCGAGCTGAACGCTTCGACCGGCGACCTCGAACCCGACACCGAAGCGGACGCACGGCTGGCTCAGCTCTTTGACGACCCGATGGCCGTCAAGGCGGAGCAGGAGACTCAGGAGACTGAGGGTTCCAAGAAGGCTGGTATTACCAAACTCGGTGGGCAGCCGAAGGTAGCCTCTGAAGGTGAATCGGCTGACATCAGCTCCATCTGGGGAACGGCTCCCGATGTGAGCGATATCTTCGCGTAAGCCGGAAAAACCAAGAAAGTAGAAGGAGGATTAGGAAATGGCACTTACCATCCTGATTCGTGGACAGCTCAACTCGATTCCGGTTCTGTCGGATGCCTGCTACACCAAGCAGAACTACGGCGTGAACACAAACACGACGCTGAGCGTCAACACACCGCGTGGTGTGCTGGGCGGCTCCGTTGCTGGTATCAGCGCGGGGTTGGATTACACAGTGGTTCCTTGCACGGACGAGCTTATGCCCGTTGGCCTGTTTGTCAACGACGCAGCCGGTGCTGCGTTCGAGAACAGCCCTGCGGTCGCAAGCGGCAAGATTGCCGTCATGAAGGCTCAGGCTTCGGTCGAGGTGGACGTTTACGAGACCCGTAACGCTGCCGCAACCGCGAACCTGACCTACGCTGTCGGCGAGAAGCTGTACTGCTCCGCGCAGGGTCTGCTGACCAACGAGGCATCCAGCGAAGGCACCGTTATCGGTATCTGCACCAAGGCACCGAGCACGGCCAGCCCGACTCTGGGTCTCGACGAGCGCATCTAACGGTGTGGCCCCTGCTCTCGGGCGGGGGCCGACCGCAAGAAATTGAACGCCCGGAGGTAGGGCGGCGGAGGTGCCGACTACCAGAAAGGCAAAACGAGCCATAGGAGGAAAGAAACCATGGCGATTGACAACCAGACCAAGCAGGAAATCATTGGCAAGCACATTCGCACTGCCGCAGGCAGGCAGCGTCTGGCTGCGAGCATGATTCAGCCGCTCCGTCGGCGTCGTGACTACACGTCGGTTGGCCGCAAGGCTTTCTACGTGGAAGGACTGCCGGACGGCGCACTGCCCATTTACGACAAAGACCCGAACATCACGGCCTATGTCGTTGGGGAAGAGGGCGAAAATATCGTCGCGGTGGCGAAGCCCAAGCGCGTGCTGTTCCCGCTGTTCGAGATTGCCTCGAACCCCGAGATTCAGCTCACCGAAATCAAGCAGCGTCGTTTCGACCTGATTGAGCGTTCGGTGGACCTCGCGAAGAGCGAAATTCAGGCCGAGGAAGACCGCAAGGTTTTCGCGGTTATGGACGCTCTGGCGGCGGACCCGACGAACCCGAACCCGGCAATCCCGGTAACCGGCAACCTCACAGCCAACGCGCTGGCCGACGCCTTCGCGAACATCGAGCGCACGGACATCCGTGTTGCTATCGTGTTCCTGAACGCCAAGGACTACGCGGACCTGCGTAAGTGGGACCGTGACACGCTGGACATCGAGACGCAGGCCATCCTGCTGAAGACCGGCCTCATGGCAACCCTCTGGGGTGCCAAGCTGATGGTCAGTCGTATCGTGCCGGAAGGCACCGTGTACTGCTGCGGTGAGGCCGAGTTCTTTGGTCGTATCCCCGTTCGTACGGAACTCACGGTTCTGTCGGCGGACGACCCCAAGAACCGTCTCATCGGCTTCTCGATTTTCGAGCAGCTCGGCATCGGCGCATATAACCCGTTTGCGCTGCAAGTACTTGAAATTACGAGAGTTTGAGGTAACACTCGTCTAACTTTCGTATTGAGAGTGCAAAAAGCGAACCCTCGGAGAAATCCGGGGGTTCGTTCTTTTTTGTATCTGTCCTTTGTGTGTATAATAGGTTGATGCCAAACGCGCTGGAACAACTGAGACGCATACGAGCCAAGAACGCTCCTGAGCCGCCGGATGTCCCCGAAAAGCCGAAGATGAGCCTTCAGGAGGCATTGGGGGTGTTTGGCTATACCGAGTTCCGTCCGGGGCAGAAAGAGGTAATACAGGCTGTTCTGAATGGTTCTGACGGCGTTCTGGCCGTCTTCCCTACAGGCTACGGCAAGAGCCTAGTCTACCAGATACCCTCGCTCATGTCCGACAAGCTCACCTTGGTCGTCAGTCCGCTTATCGCCCTGATGAAAGACCAAGTGGATGCCCTTCAGAAGCTGGGGGTCAATGCCATTCTCATCAATTCGACGCTGTCGGAGCAGGAGACGAAAGTTGCTCTGGCTGAAGTAGCCAGCGGAGGTGTGACAGCTCTCTATGTATCTCCGGAGCGTTTCGGCAATGCCCAGTTCGCTAAGTCCATCGAGAAGCTGGACATTGACATTCTCGCCGTTGACGAGGCGCATTGTATCAGCAGATGGGGCCACGACTTCAGACCGGCCTATGCTCAGCTTGGTGGCGTCATAGAACGCCTCAATCCGAGGCAGGTCGTGGCGTTGACAGCCACAGCCACGGCGAAGGTCAGAGACGATATCTGTCAGATTCTCGGTATTGCCGAAGCCGAGAAGTTCGTTCGGGGGGTTTATCGGCCCAATCTGTGCTTGGCCGCGCTACACAGTACGGGTAAAACAAGGGCCTACGACATCGCCGCCGTCGTGACGGAGCATCGCAAGCTCGGTAGCGATACGGGTATCATTTACACAGCTACGAGAAAAGAGGCTGAGGCTATTTGCAGCTTTCTGAAGTCCAAGGGTGTTGAGGCGACATTCTATCACGCCGGGCTTTCCCCGGCGGTGCGTACGGAGATACAGAACCAGTGGGCTCAGGAGGGCGGCACGATTGTGGCGACGTGCGCCTTCGGTATGGGCATTGACAAGGCAGACGTGAGGTTTGTGGTGCACTCGGGGCTGTCTCAGAGTATCGAGGACTGGTATCAGGAGATTGGCCGGGCCGGGCGTGACGGCAAGGAATCCCTTTGTATCACCTTCTACGACTACGCCGATGATTACCGTACGCAGATGTTTCTTATTGACCTGACCAATCCCAGCGGACGCGACATTGAGTCATTCTGGAAATGGATGAGAGGCGAGGCAGCGAAACTCGTCAAAGATGGCGAGAAAGCAGTTGAGTTGAAGATGACCCAGAAGGTCATGAGCGTGGCCTCTGATTGCGTGAATGTGGGCGGCTGTATTGCTTTTCTCAAGAAGAAGGGCCTCGTTAAGACCCTTGGTCGAGGCCGATACCAAGTCGCCACAGTTGGCGAGTTTGACGCGTCGGATGTAGACGTGCTCAGGCAGGAGCGCATAGACAAGCTGAATCAGGTCGTGAACTTCTATCGCTCCAAGGATTGCCGGGCGGCATCCGTTTGTGCCTACTTCGGAGATGATACTTTCGAGGGGCAATGCGGCGTGTGCGACAATTGTAGTGGGTGAGGGTGAAGAAAAATCGAGAAAATTTTTTCTCCTTTTATCTTTCATGTGTATAGTATGGTGAATGCTCGATGTCCGTGGGACGCAGAGCAAAACAGTAACGCACTAGGCCATGGGCCAAGGAGGTGCAAATGCAGGTTCACATGCTGAACCAATATGCCGAGCGGGAATTCATATCTCTCGTTACGGTAAGCTCCTCAGAAGTGAATGAAACCGCTTCTAAGGGAGTGCTTATCGCTGATGACGATAAGAAAGTACCCTGTCAAAGGGGTGACTCGTCATCCAGTGTCGCAGTCGGAGTCAAGACGTGCTACCTCAAGTACGCCGATGCTCTGACTAAGGGGAACGAGCTAAGAGCGCGGGAGCTGCTTCCGTGCGGGGCACTGACCCTATCTACCGGAGCCAACCAATCCATCGAGGACGTATTAGTCGGTGATGCGGGAGGTGTTATGGCTCTTCGAGAGGGTCAGTGTCTTCTCGTTTTGGATGGGGGAAGCCGCGTGCGCAGTCTTTTCCGCGCTGCTCGTCAGGCAGGCGGGGAAATCGTGGTGACGCTGCCAGCGTTGCTCTATCATAACCTATCCATGGAAGAGCAAGCAGAGTTGTTCGTGAATTCGAACACAGTTAGGCCGATGGGGCTCGTTGATATCATCAACGGCATGCTCTGTGCCGGTATGCTCAATGGTGCCGCTGAGAAACTTCAGAGCACCATTGACCGGGGCTTGTTCCCCAAGGAGTTCATGGTGGCACCCAAAATATCACGTGGTGACTTGGGGGTGCCGATAGGTCGTCTGTTGGCGACGATGGCTTATGGTCTTATCAATAAGACCTCGCCGGGAGATATCGCTAAGTCTGCTGATATGTTCTCTCAGGAGGCGTTTGATACGGCAGCTCGCGTAATGTCGGTTTTCCATGAAGTTATTGGCTACGAGTCTGGAAGAAGGAATGACACCCGGTATGGTTTCATGTCGGCTAATGTTTTCCAGAGTGTGATGTTGCGCATTGCGTTCAACCATCCATTCTCCGACTTGCTGCCGGAGAATGCTGAAAACACTCTGGATGAGGATGACTGGAAATTCTTCTTCAAGTGCCTGAAGTCGGATAGTGGAGACCACTGGAAGTTGACACAAACAATGCGGTATATGAAGTCGTCAGGTAGCTCTGGCAGGAATGGCATCTATGACTTCTTCACAGCGGAGCCGGAGAAGCGCGGGGTCGCTCACAATCCGTATCTGGACGAATATCGGAAGATGTTCCATATTGGGCCGAAGCAGGTGTTCAAAGTCTATCCGAAGTTTGCGGCTCAGAACAGGCCGGAAATGTTCGTAGGCGGACGGGACTGTTCGCTGTGGAATCCAGCAGGTGGAAAAAAACACTCTATTGCAAATTGCAAGAAGAAGAAGGTGAAGCGAACACCCATGAAAGGAAGTAAGAGGTAGTTGCCCAGAGGCTATAAAAAGCCCTCGGAGGCAACTCCGGGGGCTTTTTTTCTTTGATATTTTCCTCTTAGGTGGAGGAACACATGACAGACAGGCAACTCGTCGAGCGGATAGTCCGGCTTGCACGGCACATCCTCACATCAAGGGAAGGTGCTGACGGTTTCAGTCGCAGGCATAGAAGGAGGATTGCTGAAGACCTGCTTCGCATCGCCATGTCTGTGTCTGAGGCCCTTCGCGTTCTTGAACTTCCAACCAGTAGAAAACCCACCGACGAGCAAATCAAGAAGAAGTATCGCGAGCTGGCGTTCAAGAACCATCCGGACAGGGGTGGCGACAGTGAGACTATGAAGCTCATCAATGATGCCCACGATACCCTGACAAAGGGAGGGTCGCCGAGAGAGATGCGCCGGAGACGCTACGAAAGGCGTCCGCCTGAGACGCCGGAAGAGCGGAAGCGCAAGGAAGAGGAGTTCCGAAAGAGAGAGGAAGAGCGCAAGCGTCGGGATGAGGAGAATCAGAAAATCCTCGAAAAGGTGCTGGATGAGCAGCAGAAGGAACTTCAGCAGGTGCTCAAGAAACTCGGCGCAAGCCTACCCAATCATCTGAAGGGTCTCATCGAGGTCAAGGGACGATTGAAGGGTAAAGTCAGAAGGAGCATTTCCTTTGGCAGGGGATGGCTTTCTATCGAGTTCAATGTGCCGATAGAGGGTGGGAGCATTCACGGGTACGCGCACACCAACATCGAAGC